AACCAGAAGATGGAGTACCGATATTAACTGGCTTGCCTAGATATCCTGCGTCAATCGCTTCATAGTAACTAGCGAATGTTGGAAGTCCATTATCAGGAGGAGAAAAGTCTGTTGTTGTGTCTGCTACCTGTTCACCATAAGCTTCTGCATCATAGCTAGATTCAACGACAGGAACTTGACTGTCTGCGACTTGCCCACCATATGCTGCTTCGTCATAACCTTCTGCTGCTGCAAGATCTTCTGCATCTGGAGCTGGCTTAGTAAAATCTTCTATGTAACTTGTTATATTTTCTGTTGTTGTTGGCACAGGGTCTGTGTATCCTGCTGCAGAAGCTAATGATGGATCTACCTCTCCTGGACCATAGCCAACATCTATAATATTTGTTACTGGGTTACCATAGATATCTTCGCCAATACCAAAAGCAACATCTGGAGTTGTGTCTGTTGTGTTTTTTAAAAAATTGTTGACTGTAATTTTATTAGAGTCTTCTTCACCAGTAAAGTCTGACAAGGAGACATCTGGTTGAGAAAAGTCTATGTTGCCCAAAACTTCGCTAGCTTCTTCTGCAGATATTCCTGTACCTGTTGTTGTGCCTGTTGTATCTGTTTTATCTGTTGTTATTGGTGTCGTTAAATTAACAGCACCAAAATCATCATCATCTGTGCCTGTAAATGAGGTATCTCCAAAAACTGAATCACCTGTTCCCAAACCAGTGTCTTCTACTTCAGCATCTGGTATTTGGCCAAAGCCTGTGTATCTGTATGGATCAAATATCTGTCCTGGAGAATATGATGCTGTTTGAATAGGTGCAGCACCTCTGCCTGCTCCTCTCAGAGCAAATGGATTGTTTCTCCCAAAACCAGAAAAGTAGGCATCTTCATCATCAATATCTGCAAAAAGAGTTTGTACAAATGGACTTCTAACGACTTCGACCATAATTCATCCCTCCTTGCATTGGTTGTGCGGTTGGCATCGGCATTGCTTGTTGCATACCTGCCTGTGGTTGTCTTGTTGGCATCGGCATTGCTCCCTGCATACCTTGCGTTGGTGGTCTCATCGGCATTGCTGGTTGTTGAGCTTGCATAAAAGATCCCAAAGCACCCATTGGCGTTTCTTGGCCAGACATCCTACTTCTCATCTCTTGAATTTTTTGTTGTAGATATCCCATCATGCTTTCTTGAGATCTTGGATCTAGACTCGCTCCTTGTGGTGCTTGACCCATCATCATTTGCATATCTGTTGGACTCATCTGTCCCATTTGCATTCCTGCAGGCACATTGCCGAAAGCTCCTGGATTTATTGGTGACATAGCCACAACATTGCCTATGGCTTCGTCAATCGTTTCTGCCATCTTTCATTGCCTCCATTCTTAGTTTAGTTGCATTCTTTTCTCTTTCTATTTGTAAGTCTGCTTCTAGTTTAGCGACTTTTGCTCGTAGCTCTGCATCTAGTTTAGCTTGTTGCACTTGCAGATCTTGTTGTGCTTTTGCTTGATCAATTTGAATATCGGATTGTGCTCTTGCCTGATCTGCAGCTATCTCAGATTGTGTTCTTTGTTGCAATGCTTGAGCTTCAAGTTGAGCTAACTGTTGAGCATATTGAAGTGTTCCTTGCTGTGCACCACCTTTGCCCATACCTTGGATAGCTCTTATCGGAGTCATCTGTGGAGCTTGTTGGACGACTTGTGCTGCTCTCTGGCTGATCAACATATCAAGTTGCGGATCAATGTCACCAAACTTAAACTTAGGATCTCTGATATTCGGCAAGTTCGGCAGAGGCATACCAATGCCTGCTTCCATGCGTTGACGATACAATAAAGCTATGTGTTCTGCTATGTGTGCGATCAAGATCGGTTGCAAACCTCTTGCTCCTGGATTGCCAGCCAAAGACGGATCTTGCAAAAACTGTGTATGAACAGCGATGTGAGAATCGTGATCCTGTTCTGGAAAAGCTTTGATTGGTTTGCCATACATGATTGACATGTTCTCATCAATCGGATCTAGCCTTGCAGCTTCTTCTGGCTCTTTTAAAACTTCGTCAATGTTTGGTATGCGGATAGCTTCATACATTCTTTTGTAAGCTTCGTAAAGATCATGAAGTTGTGGAGCAGATCTTGCCATCTCAAGTATGGCTTGAGCTTGTGCAATCCTCTGGGCAGTGCTGAATATGTTTGGATCACTGACTGGGATGATGTCAATACGATCATTGAAGTCCATCGCATAAACTTTTGAGGAAGAACCAGAAACTGCAAACTCAAAAGACTCTGGGAGGTACTCGGCATTCAACTTCGCCAATAATTTAAATTCTTGTCCTTGTGAATAATGAAGACGTTTGTGAATTGCCGAGAACGATTTTGAACCTTGTTCGATCAACGCAACAGTTGATCCGACAGGTGCATTCGGATTGACGTCACCAACGTTGAGATCTGCTGTGCTAGCAAACCTTTGACCAGATTGCACGATGAAGCCAAGAAGATTAAAAAGAGCAGAGGATGGTTCTTTGAACGGCAGTGGCATGATTGCTTTGTTAACATCATCAACTGTCGCATCAAGATCAACAAACTCTCCTGGATTGACATCAATGTCGCCACCACTGACTCTGCCTTTTAATTTAAAGCCACCTTGCATGTTTGCAAATGCAGCAGAGTCTAGCAATGCTCTCAAAGTTCCTGTTGCAGCTTTGCCCAGACCACCAATCATATGATAAAGACCAAAGCCATAAAAACCGACTCCAGGAAGAAACTTGTAACTCACAAACCAGTCTCTGCGATGCTTTTCGCCATCACCTTCGTCCCAGTTTCTGCGTATTGAAACAATCTTCTCAGAATCATAGTCAATAGTTATAACGTAAGGCAACATGACTAAGTTTTCGCTGTCTTCGTCTTCTATACCATCGACACCTTCAAAAGCTTCGTAACAATGCATCTCCAACAGAGTCATTACTTCGTCTTGTGTCTCATCACCATAGGCATTGATCCCTTCAATGTCCATAGTGGTATCTCCCGACGGATCTATCCCATCCCCAGAATATTCCGTTGGAAGATACCAACCTGCCTCAACATACCGATTATAATCGTTTTTCGGTATCCTAATGATGTGAGTATATCTTGGGGATGTGTAAAGATCTGTGCTTTCTGGCGCAACAACAAAGTCTTCTGCCTTGACGAACTTTGAACATTGCCTGTTGAGATTTGCATCCCACCAGATCTTTTTGAATGTTTGCCCAACCAATGGCAACTGAAATAACATTTGATCGAGATCAGGAAAATACTCAGGCATCTGCTGAGTGATCTGATAATTCATAAAGTCACGAACTCTGCGAGCTTGCTCTTCTGTCTCCTCATTGGGGTCGCCAACAATGACTGTCTTGACTGGACCACCAGACGGAAACATCTCAGCTATGGCTCTGGCATTAAACTGAGTTGCAGCTTCAGCGATCATTGGGTGAACAACTGTGCTTAATCCTCTTGTTGCTCTTTCTTCTTCTGACTCATCAAGACCACCTTCTGGGTCTAGTGTCATCAAGCCTTTTTTGTATCTCTCTTCCCAATCAGATCTAGATTCTTTGTCAGCTTCATAATATTTTACTAAGAGACTCGCTTTTTTGTCTAGTTCTCTTTGGCTTATTGTTTCTGCCAAGTTTGAGTGAAAGTCCATAACTGGTGTTTCAATCATGTCAGTGGTTGGATCTCCAATCAGCACATCATTGTCACCATAATTTTCTACTTGTAAATCGTCCGCTGGAGCACCTTCAGAAAAAGGTATTTGGTCTGGTGTTATCTCTATAGGTGACCTAGCCATATAATGTTATCCTCTTTTTGTTAACATCTTCATCCTCCTCGTAGTCAGTAGAATGAGTTACGAACCATCCTTTTCTCAGCCTCAACCATGCTTGTGTACAGGTATCAACTATGTCGTCATTGTCACCTGCAGGGAATGCAGCACATATGTCTATTAAATCTTTACTCCATTTTTTGTCAGAAGGAAAGTAAATTCTTCCGTCTTCTAATAAAGCAGATGCTGCATGAGCACGTGCTTCTTTGTCTCGATCAGGAGAATAAGGGATTACAGGGATTCCAGCCATGCGTAAATCTTGTAACAAACTTTGGCCAGAAGCTTTCTTTTCTATCAAAACTGCATCTGGTTCGTAGTCTTCGTAAGACTCTTGAGCAATGTTTCTCAGCTCTGGATAGGTGACTCTGTCATACCACATGTCAAGAACTATCGCATTGATCTGGCCATTCATGCGGAACACTCCCCAAGTTGTCCGAGCAGAGTAAGATGTCTTTTCATTTGTTGAGAAAGCAGTGTCCCAAGATTGCAGCACATATTCAATGTCTGGCAAGTCAGGTTTGTCCCATGGCACCCACCATTCTGCTCTTAGAATACCACCACCTTTGGGCATTGGTCTTTGTTGCAGTTGACCTGCTGATGCGTATGTCCCCAACGACCTCTCAAGATTCGATAAAGTTTTTTCGTCAACCCTCTCTGGCCACAGCAGATCTCCCTCTTTTGTCCTTGGGTCTGTGAAGCCAAGTGATGATCTTGTTGGGGATGGGTGTCCGATTTCATATCGAGCAGGTAAGCATAGATGATCCCAATCATTATATTCATCCTTTAAAATGTGTCCAGTTAAATCATTCTCATGTACTCTTTGCATAATAATAACAAAAGCACCAGTCTTAGGATCATTGAGTCGAGTCTGCATAGCTTGATCCCACCAATCCAAAACACTCTCACGAACAGCAGAGCTCTCTGCTTCTCTAACATTGTGCGGATCATCGATCACGATAATATCACCACCTTCACCAGTCAAAGCACCATCAACAGAAGTTGCGATCCTGTAACCTGTCTTGTCATTCTCAAATCTTTGTTTTTGGTTCTGATCAGATGTCAACTCAAATGTCTGGCCAAAGTGTGTTTTGTACCATTGGCTGTCTATCAGCCTTCTACATTTTACCGAGTCTCTTACAGATAATGACAATGCATAAGATGCAAACAAAAATCTTTTTTGCGGCATGATAGTCCAGACCCATGCAGGCAGAGCCACAGCAACAGAGATAGATTTCATATGTCTGGGTGGCACATTGATGATCAACCTTTTGATGTCACCATGTGCGACTGCTTCTAAATGTTCAGAGATTGCGTCTATGTGCCAGTTGTCGTAAAAGTCTCTGGCAGGTTCAATCGTTCCCCATGAGCTCTTGATGAACTCCCTCAACGATCTCCGCATCTTCTCTGCTCTCACTTCCGTCAATGACAGAGTGTTCAAGAACTCGTTCAATTGCATTTAAATCATCATTCGTTAGTTTGCTTATGTCCAATACTTTTCTTTCCTCAATCTGAGCTTTGACTTCAACAGCCTTCAGATCAGGAACACACTTACCCAGAAGAGTTTTTGCAGCCATAACTCTCAGCTCAGGATCTGCTGATATGTTTCCTGCCTTTGTTGCTAAACCTTCTGAATCTTTTGTATAAACAGGGAATATCTCCTTGCCCTGCATAACGTCACTCAAAAAACCAACAGGATCTGCTTGACCCATGATCCAGTT